CTTTTTGCTCAAACTTTTTAATTTGAGATTTAATTAATGCAATAACACCCGGTTTTAATTTAGGGTTATCTGTGTCAGCATCATTAAAGACACCTTTCGCATAAGTTTTTCTAGGTATATCTATTATACTCATTTTCTTCTCTTTAACTCCAACTCTCTAGCAATCCATTTTTTTGCTTCATAATTTTTAACTGGTGCTGACATAAGTTGTCTAACAAATCTTGATACCTTATTCATTGTAGTTGTAACTAATTCTTTTGCTGATACATTGTTATCTACAATGATGAAATTTTGGGCACTAAAAGTATTTTGAAATGCTCCTATATTTCTTTGCACATCTTGCCAAGATTTTATTGTTACATATTCTGGTACTGTTCTATCTCTTGCTTGATTTCTTTCTAATGCTATATCTAAACTAGTATTTACAAATATCATATAAGTATCGTATCCAATGTGATTAAGTAAAGTTTTCGTTTTGTTTATCTTTCTATAATCATCGCCAGTACCATCTATAATAATTCCTAATCTACCAACCATAGATAAATGTAATGCTAAATTTGTAGTTGCTTTTGCTCTTGCTCTCACCATATCTCTAACTTCTTGTTCATCATCTGGCATCTTTTTAGATAACCCCATTTTTTCTAGTTGTCTTTCAAATGCTTTATCAGAATTTATAACTCTAAGTCCTGTACCAGCAAATGCTTGAGCAGAAACAAATGTTTTACCTGAACCTGGTCCACCTGCTAAAAAGAATGCTTTAAATATACCTTTATCATATACACCCTCATGCAAATCTATTTTTTTTATTAACTCTTTATACTTCATCCTTTTACCCAATCTTTCGCTATTGTAAAATTTGCTTTACTAAATTCTAATCTATCAACTAACTTAACTGCACCTTTACTTGATAGTGCTACAAAACCTTCTGGTGCAGTCACTCTAAACCCGTCTGGTGTTTTTATAAATGACCCTATGCTTTGTATCTGATTCATTTTTTGTAGTAAAAATATCTTTGCTCTTTGTAAACTTATATGACTTGCTATTGCAAAGTATAATGCAGTTTTATTGTCTTTAATAAATCTGTTACCTTGTTCTTGTGCTTGTTTAAACTTCTCTTGACCCTTTGGTGTTTTTCTTTTATCTATTTCTCCTTGTAAAGAATTTTTAAAATAATCTTCAAACATAGAAACTAATGTTTTAACTTTATCATAACTATCACCTTTATGATTTCTGATGTAGTAATTAAAAAATACCTTTAATCTATATGCAACTGATATTGGGTCTGTTGCTCTTTCTTGTAGCATGTTTAATACTGTATTACCTTTTGATAGTGAACCCTCTGCCATTCTAATTATACTATCAAAAGTTGCTAACTCATTTACGTTAAAGTTTGATGAACCTGATGTGTCTGTAAATTTAGCACTCGCCATAAAAACTCTACCTGTGCTACCCGTCATAGAGTAACCGAAGTTTGCAGATAACTCTGACATTTTGTCACCTGTATAACTTGTATGAAATACAATACCCATACTTGCTCTAGAAATTTGTTTACCTAATTTTGAATCTTCTGGTACTGCATATGTTATAGTGTTTGGTGTGAATGATATCATTCTTTGACCATCTATAACTGCGTTCTTTAAATCAGATTTTGTGAATAGCAAATCACCTTGAAGAATAATATTGGATTTAAATACTCTCTTTAGTTCGTTAAATGATACAATAAGTTTATCAACGACACCACCGGAATGATTTTTTTGAATGTCTGATATTGAATAGTTTATTTTAGGATTTTTGTTAAAGACTGACTTCGTTCCTACAAAGAACTTACCATTTTCAGGATTAGTACCAACAAAAACTGCTGGTGCTCCGTCCCATTTTACAGTTACGTTAACACTAGTTCTAGAATTACCTTCTAGCATGTTTCTTATAGATTTTAAGAATGCAACTGCTTGTTTACCACCTTCAGCACCTTTATCTATAATCTGGTCTTCAAGGTGTTCTAAATGTAAATTCTTACCTGCTGTTGCAAATGTCTTGAAACTAAGCATATTTTCCTCATTTTATCCATAAACAAAATCACTTTCCCATTCAATATAATCAGTTTCTATTATTTATATAAGTTTACCTCTTGATAGTAAGAAAATCTGGTATTCCACCATTAATCGCCCATACTTGGTTTTTATTTTGAAAATCTACAATGTGTTTAGCATCTTCTTCAAAAAAACATTCCAAGATAATACAATTGGTAGGTCTTTCTAGTATTTGCCATACTATTTTTCTACCCTTCTTTTTCATTCTTTTTACATATCTTAATTTAATCATAATTTAAAATCGCTAAACTTATCATATGCGTCCTCTGTTTTAGAAATGTTACTATCAATTAATGTTTGTGCAGAACCCTCTACATCATACAATCTCATTTTACTTCTATCGACACCAATAACAAATGTTTTATTAACACTAGGGTCATTATATCTATTCTTTAATTGTTTAACTTTCATCTGACCTAAAGATTCTAATTCATCATTGCTCATTAATGCAAACATAAAATCAGCAGTAGCAGGTAAACCAAAACTCTCAGACGTATCTTCTAAACCAATATCTGTAGATACAAACCCACTTCTTGTGGTTTGTGTTGCACTAAAGATTGGTACATTAAACTCAACTGCTAACCCTCTTAGTTCTTCAGCAATTGCTTTTATGTAAAAGTATGATGATATATTACCACCTTTAAATCTACTACTAGAACAAATATTTAGATAATCTATAAACACAACATCAGGTGTAAAATCTTTTTTCAAAGATAGTTCATTAATTAATGACCTAAAATGACCTGAATGTGCTGAAGCAGTAGGATATTCTTTAATAATTAATTTACCTGTTGTCTTCGTGTTTATCTTTTTAACTTTATCATCATACAATTGTTTAGGTACAGTGTGTAAATCATCAACAGTTAAATCTAATAAGTTAGCATCTATTCTTTCTGCAATCTTTTCTTCTGCCATTTCTAAAGTAACATACAATACATTTAAACCTTGTGTTAAATATGCTGATGCACAATGACACATAAACAAACTTTTACCTACGCCTGTTCCAGCAAGTGCAATATTTAAAGTTTTAGCAGGAACACCACCTTTAGTTATCTTATTAAAGTAACTTAAATCAAATTGGTATTTTTTTTCTTTTGTATGATACCATTCAAATCTTCTTTCAGCATCAGCAAGATAATCGTGACCAATGTGATTGTCAAATGAAACAGCAAGTGCTTCTGATAATATAGAAGGTATTGCTTCAGGTGTTCTCTTCTTATCCTTATTGTCAAGTATCTTAATACCATCTAATACTGCATTATGCACTGCTCTATCTTTACAAAACTGTTCGCAAGTGTCTAGTAACCATTGAATATTAACTTCTTCTTCTCTGAAACCATTAACTAGATTTTCTACAGACTTACACTCATCTTCATTTATATCTTTTCTTTTACCTATTTCTATAAGTATTGCTTCTTTGGTAGGGTTGTTTTTGTATTTAACAATAAACTTTTCTACTTCTTCAAATAATATTCTCTCATCTCTACTTGTAAAATATTCTGACTTAATAAAAGGAGTTACCTTTCTAGTAAAGTCTTCATTAAAAAATAAGTTTCTTAATATTGTTAATTCTACTCTTTCACTCATAACGCACCTACATAATGTAAATAAGAACCCAAAATATACTTTGGTTTCTTTATTGGTTTCTCTGCATAATGTCTATGTGTCCACAAAGGTGGGAACATTAACACTCTACCTGCTTTTGGTGTTACTTTTATATCATAATCAGGGAAACAAGTCAACCCTCTTTCGTTATCATTTAGATAAACAAAAAATACTAGAAATCTTTTTGCAGTTTGATGGTCTTCAACATCAACGTGTAATTTAAATTCATCTAAACCATTAGGCATATATTTTTTAATTCTCAATTGTTCATATGCATATTCTTTTGGAAACTGATTTATATTGAACTCTTTTTTATATCTTTCAATTAAAGGCATAAAATAGTTTCTCATCATATATTCAACCCAAGGTTTACCACCTTCAGACTGATTAAGATTTAACTGTGTAAATCTCATATTATCATTTTCAACTAACTCTTTATTATTAGTTTTCTCATAATAATCTATGAGATTTACACAGAATGCTTTAGGTAAAACATCATTATAAAAAGTAATATAATTATTCATTAAATTTTATCGTATTATTATCCAACTGATATTGTATTACTTCTAAAAGAATGTCACCAATATGATTCATAAATTCTTCTGTATCAACCTTTGCTTGATTAGGATTTACTAAAATATCATAATCAAACTTCAAAGGTATTTCATCATTAGCATCTGGTTTAGGTGCAAACTTTATATTATTATGTTTGTAAACAACACCATCATAATCTCCACCTAGTAATTGAATACACGCAAAGTCATCATCTGGTTTTTGTACAAACTTATATGTTTTATTCAATCCCGTAAGAGAATTTATTTTTTGCATACTCATCTATCTTTTCCAATACTTCTTTTGTAAAATATTTTTCAGGTTCATTTAGTATTTGTTTACCATACATCTTTGAACCACCAGGTGTTTCATATCTTGTAGATACTTTTTTAAATATACCACACTCTTCTGCTAATTCTAATAAACCATAATGTTTATCTAAACCTGTTGTGTATGTTAACTTAACATCAATCATTGCATTTTCTTTTGTTATTCTAGACTTATAATTTTTACAATGAATAATATTACCTACAACTTCTGAACCTTCTTTTTCTTTTCTTTTACTTAGATAGATTATAGATGAGGCGGCGTATTTAAGACCACTACCACCACCCATTTCTTTTTGTGGGAACATTGAACCAATGACATCATATGTATGATTAGTCATTATCATAGGTATATTTGCTTTACCTAGTTTCAATGTTAAAACTCTAAATGTTGATTTGACAATTTGACTTCTTGTCATATCTCTTGTTTCTTTTCCAGATGCAGTATCTTCCATCTCTTTTGTAGTTGATAACATACCTAAACTATCTAATACGAACATAATAGGTTGTCTGCTATCTTCTGGTTGCTCTAAATACTTATCTATTATTTGAATAGACTGTGTTCTAAATTCTTGGACTGTAGCAACAGGATATACTGCTACTCTATTACTATCAACACCACGACTTTCAATCATACTTTTCGATATAGCATTTTCGGATTCAAAGTAAACTATACCTGCTTCAGGTGACATTTCTAAAAAACTCTTACATATACCTAATGCAAAGAAAGTCTTCCCGGTCGCCGCCTCTCCTGCAATTGCTGTTATGCGATTACCTGGTAATCCACCGTATATTGAACCTGATAATAAAGCATTGAATGAATAAGACCCGGTATCTATAAATGAAGTAACATCTCCACCAGCAATACCTTCGTTCGCCAATCCTGCATAATCATTTTTAACATCTTTTACAATTTGTTTTAGAAAATCGTTCATTTACACTCCATAAAAAAATTTGGTAGTTTTTTCTTTTAGAGTCTAAAAACTACCAAAAACATTACTCGCAATTAAGTTTTTTAAATTTAAGTGGTAAAACCAAGGCGCACGCCTGAAACTCCACTATTATATATGATTAATCCACCTGTACTGATTACATAACAAGAAAGGAAATATGTTATTAGCGAATCAATCATATCTTATAGTACCATATTATACTTCAAATGGCAACTAGTTTGTGTAAGCAAATTTAGTTCCTAGAACTTCTCTAACACCTGCTGACACAATGCTATCAAATGTTATGTTCTTCATTGAACCAATCTTGGCGACACCTGCTTTTAACATAGCACCTGAAGGTTTACCTATTCTATAAAAGGTATTACCTCTTGCGTCTTTGTTAGCATAAAGACAAAAACCATCTCTTCGAATGGTATCAACCATTGCTCTTGGTGACTTTAGACCATAAGTTGTCTTTAGTTGTTTCCAAGTAACACTGCTACCACGGTTTAAGATGTTCATAATCTTCGCTTTTTTACTTAACTTTTTATACATTTAATCTCCAATAATTTAATTAACGAATCAATATATACATACTATACTATTTTTTTGTATTTGTCAAGTGTGAAATCAAGTAGTTTATCAAATATTATTTTATTACCTTCTCCATTAGGGTGACCATCAATTATCCATCCGTCTTGTGCGTTAGTATCATGTTCTTCAGAATTTAAAACATAATCTTTCCAGTTTTTAACAGATGAACCTGATATTAAATCAGCAAAATTTCCACCACCCAATTCAGGTATACCTGGAAACATAAAGAAATTTTCATCATTCAGTTTATTAAATAACTCATGGTGCATGTACTCTTTATATAATTCATATTCTGTTATCTTAGTTTTTGTGTTTTTTTGATACAAATGTGTATAAGGGTTAACTGTAAATGCTTGAATATTTTTTATTCTATGATGTTTTAATAAATTGTCTATTGTCACAGAATAGTTTATAAACTTGTCCATCATATACAATGTGCTAAATAAACCATTTTTTTTAAAGAGGCGATTGTATTTGTTTCTCATTGAGTTCTTGTCATCATGTTTATTTGATAAGTTAACATGAATAGAATTTCCACCAAAATGATGAGAGTAAGGTAAATCAACTCTATCTAACTCTGACCAACAAATAAACGCAAACTCTATATCCTCATGTGTGTTTAACGCATGTAAAGTATTATCAAATATTTGTTGATTACCTGCACCATTAAAAGATAAATTTAAAACATCTAACTTTAACTTATCACCCATATACTCAAACCAATATTTGTAATTGGGTGTTTT